ATGGCCGCCCGCAACTTCGCAGTCTTTCTTACTACCTTCTCTTAATATCTATATAGAGAGAGAGTAGAGTATATAGAAAAGCCAGTAACCATGCGGGTTTCGGGGTGCTAGTTGCCCGAGGCCGGTTGTAGATTAGGCCGGTTAGCTTTGGAGCCGCTTAGGCGGTCAGCCGGTTACCTCGCGCCGTGGGCCATCAGGGCCGGGGAATGAAAAACGCCCCGAAGGGCGTTCGTCGGTCAGGCGATCGGGCTGTCAGGCTGCACCAGCTCGCCGCAGCAGTTCGTCAATTCGCCGCAAGGCCTCGGGGCTCGACGGCATGCCGTACTTGGCCGCCAGGCGCAGGCCCCGCATCGCGGCAATCAGGTGCCCATAAGGTGGCAGGCCGGCAGCCTTCAGGTGTTCGTCGGCTTGTTGGATGGCTTCGTAGATAGGCGTCATAGCGTCGGCGTAGGTAAGTTTCGAAAAAGCCCGCTTGCGCGGGCCCGTTTGGCGTTTGGGCGATGCCCTGTTTAGCCTGCGTCAGATGCGCTGCCGTTTAGGTGGGGCCTTAGACGATCCGTTCGATCATTTCAGGCTTGACGCATTCACTCGGCGGAAACGGCCATTCGCGGGCCGGGTCGCTCGCCAGTCGGATGTGGACGCGGCTGTCGATTTCGTCATGCGTGACAACCCAAGTGCGAAGATCGTCGCTTGCGTCGTCTTGCCATTCCTTCCTGATCTTTACGAACTCACCTTGCTTGAACATTTTTAGGCTCCGGTTTCGGTTTTTGGCGCAGTGTGTTGCGCCGATGTGTGAATCATACCCGTATGTTTCGATTTCCGCAACACGAGCGTTTCTATTGATCCGTGATCGCCGATAGCCCCACGCTATGCGTTGAGCAAATCACACCACTCGGGTATCATCGCCTGCATGAACCAGCCCGCACTTATTACGAATGTGTCTAACGCCGCGCTTGATACCTGCAAGGCGTGCATAAAGGCCGTTTTCGACGGGGAAAGCGTGGTGGACTTCCTGCGCGACGTTGGGATGGAACCGCAGGCGTTCTACGAAACGCTCAAAAAGAACCCCGAACTGCTCGATGCCTACGCGGACGCGAAGCGCTTTCGCGCCGAGATCCTGGCCAATGAGATTGTGCACATCGCCGACAGCGAGGACGACCCGCAGAAGGCACGCAACCGCATCCAGGCGCGCCAGTGGTTCGCGTCCAAGGTTTCGCCGCGTGACTGGGGCGACCGCATGGACATCAACGTCACGCAAACCATCGACATCGGTAGCGCGTTGCAGGACGCTCGCGCCCGTGCTTTGCGACCAGTATGCGACCAGCGCAAGGAGCTGGATTCGCAAGTTGTTGATTATGTGGACGTTTCTCCCACTGGACCCGCTGATGAACAATCAAGCGTGCGCGAAATCAGTGCGCCGCGCGCCAGTCTGACAGCTCGCGCCAACCAGGCGGCCGCCGCACCTGCACAGCCGAAGCGTGGCCGCAAGCCGAAGGGGGCCCCATGAGGCAAGGGGGCGCCGGGGCGGGGGTGGGGGCGCGCTCGCAGCGGCCGCTGCCTCTCACGGTATGTCGTGCAGCCCGCTATTATTTTTTCAGAATTTTTTGAAAAGTTTTTAAGATTTGAGATAATGCGGTAATCCCAACACGATGTAGGAGCCGCAATGGAAACATGGAAGGACGTGCCGTCGACTGGCGGGCGCTATCAGGCGTCAAGCCTTGGCCGTGTGCGCAACGCTCAAACCGGTCGCGTGATGAAAGGGAGCCCAAATCACGCCGGGTACGTGAAGCTGACTCTTCGGCTGGACGGCAGCAACAAGCACGTACTGGCACATCGCCTGGTCGCCGAAGCATTCTTCGGTCCCGCATTCGAATACGCGGAGGTCAACCACAAGGACCTGAACAAGACGCACAACGCTCCCGAGAACCTTGAGTACGTCACACCGCAGGGCAACAGCGAGCACTACTGGGCGGCGAAGCGCGCGGCAGGATGGGCGCCCAAAGATAACGTGCCGCGGTACGGCAAGCCGATCGAGGCGGTCAGCGTTGTCGGTGGCGCGGTCATGAAGTTCAACAACCGTAACGAGGCGGTCGCCGCGGGTTTCACGGCAGCGGGGATAAGCCAATGTTTGACGGGCCGGGTCAAAGCGCATCGCGGCTGGACGTTTAAGGAGGCCGCATGAGCCAGCCCAAACCGATCTACAACGCGAAGGACGAACAGCAGCTGATGACGTTCCTGTGGTCGCCCGAAATTGCGGACGACCCCTACGCCTTCGTAATGGCGGCGTTCCCGTGGAATAAGCAGGGCTCGCCACTGGAGGGCAAGCACGGCCCGCGCGCTTGGCAGACGCGGTGGCTGAAGCGCATCGCCGCGCATATCAGGGCGGGCGAACTGGCGCAGGCAAAGCGTGAAGCGCACACGATGATGAAGGGCGCCGTGGCGTCTGGCCGCGGCATCGGCAAATCCGCGTTAGTGTCGTGGCTGGTCTTGTGGATGCTGACGACCAGGCTGGGCGCCACCACGATCGTCACGGCCAATAACGAGCAGCAGCTGAAGTCCAGAACGTGGGCTGAAGTCGGGTTTTGGCACACCCTGTCGATCAACTCGCACTGGTTCGAGAAGGGCGCGATGTACCTGAAGCCGGCACCGTGGTTTGAAGATCTGCTGAAGAAGCAATTGAAAATCGACACCGGCTACTACTACGCCCAGGCCCAGCTCTGGAGCGAAGAGGCGCCGGACGGGTTCGCGGGCATCCACAATCATAAGGGCGTTTGTCTGATCTTCGACGAGGCATCGGGTATCCCACCGGCAATTTGGAAGGTCAGTGAAGGGTTTTTTACCGAAAAGACAATTGACCGATACTGGCTTGCGTTCTCGAACCCGCGCCGCAACTCGGGCACATTCTTCGAATGCTTCCACAAGCAGCGGGACGTCTGGCTGACCGAGAACATCGACGCGCGCACCGTCGAGGAAAATGACGCCGCAGTGTACGCGGCGATCATCGCGCAGTACGGCGCCGACTCGGACGAAGCCCGGGTCGAAGTGTACGGCCAGTTCCCACGCCAAGGTGACAAGCAGTTTATAAGCCGAGACGTAATCATGCTCGCAGCCAGCCGCGAACTGCCGCCCGAGGACCGCGGCGCGCCCCTCATCATGGGCTGCGACATCGCGCGCTTCGGCGACGACGAATGCGTGGTGCGCTGGCGACAGGGCAGGGACGCGCGCAGCCGGCCGGCGATCCGCTGGAAGTCCATGGACCTGGTGTACAGCGCCAACCGCATCGCCGAGCTGATAGACGAAACGAAACCGGACAGCGTGGCGATCGACGGCGGCGGCGTCGGCGGTGGCGTGGTCGACATCCTGAAGGACCGCAGCTACCGCGTGGTCGAAGTGCAGTTCGGGTCCAAGGCGGATGACGACCGCTACGGCAACAAGCGCACCGAAATCTGGGGGCGCATGCGCGACTGGCTGGGCGAAGGCTGCATCGAAGACGATGGCAGACTTGCGGACGATCTGAGCGCGCCCGAATACGGGTTCGCGTCGGCAACGTCCGACAAGCTGATGCTCGAATCGAAGGAGAAGATGAAGTCGCGCGGCTACCACAGCCCCGACGACGCCGACGCCCTAGCGCTGACGTTCGCTGTTCGCGTCAGCCGCACCGACACTCGCACGTCGCGCAACGGCGGCCGGCGCAACCGAGTGGCGGAAGGGATGGACTATTCAGTGCTTGGCTAGTGTGGTACATTGCGGTAATCACATCACGTTCGGATTTCCGCTATGTCCGGCCTATTCAGCAAACCCAGTATCCCGGCCCCGCCGCCACCGCCGCCCACCCCGGCGGTCGACCCCGCCATTCAGGCGCAGACGCAGGAAGCTGATCGCCAGCGCCGCTTGCAGCTGGCCGCCGGCGGGCGCGCGTCCACCGTCCTGACTGGTGGGCTCGGCGACACGTCCACGCCCACAACGGCCAGCAAGACGCTGCTGGGGGGCTGATGGAACTCGTACAGGACGACATCGCCGGCCGCGTCGTTCAGCGCCTCGCGCGCCTGAAAGCCAATCGCGGTAACTGGGAAACGCACTGGGAAGAAGTCGCCAGCCGCGTGATGCCGAACTACACGAGCAGCTTCACCGGCACGAACTCGCCGGGCAACAAACGCACGCAGGAAATGTACGACGCCACCGCGGCGATGGCGTGCACCAAATTCGCCGCTGCGATGGAAAGCATGCTGACGCCGCGCAACCAGCGCTGGCACCGGCTCATCGCGATGGACAAAACGCTGAACCGCAATCGCCAGGCGCGCGAGTGGTTTGACGACGTGACGGACATTTTGTTCCGGCTGCGCTACGCGCCGCAGGCGAACTTCGCGTCGAACCAGCACGAAATCTACATGGGCCTGGGCGCCTTCGGCACCGGCTGCATGTTCACCGACGCGCTGAAGGACCGCACCGGCCGCACCGTGGGCATCCGCTATCGCGCGATCCACTTGGGCGAAGTGCATTTCGCCGAGAACCACCAAGGCATTATCGACACGGCAATCCGCACGTTCAAGTACACCGTGCGCCAGGCCGTGCAAGCCTTTGGGGCAGACGCGCTCGGCCCGAAGCTGAAGGAAGTGGCCGAGAAGCACCCTGATCGCGAATTCGATTTCATCCACTGCGTGATGCCGCGCGAGGACTTCGCGCCCGGCCGGCTCGACGCCAAGGGCATGGAATTCGGCAGCTACTACATCTGCACGACCGACAAGAAGGTGGTGCAGGAAAGCGGCTACCACACCTTCCCGTATTCGATTTCCCGCTACGTGCTGGCCCCGGGCGAAATCTACGGGCGCAGTCCCGCGATGCTGGCGCTGCCCGACATCAAGGTGCTGAATGAAATCAACAAGACCACGCTTAAACAGGGGCACCGTGTTGTCGACCCTGTTCTGCTGGCTCACGATGACGGTGTGCTTGACAGCTTTAGTCTCAAGCCAGGGGCCATCAATTACGGCGGCGTGTCTGCTGACGGTCGCCCTCTGGTTCACACTCTCCCGACTGGCAATCTGGGTTTCGCGAAGGAGCTGACCGCCGAGAAGCGCGAGA